GTGTCGGTTGCTACCCTATCCCTCTCCTGCATATTCTTAGATGTCGGTTTCCATAGTTCCGACTCGTTTCTGTATTTACCCATCCTTGGATGTGCGGTTTTACTGAAATATCTTTTCCCTTCATCCAAGTGCATCTGTGCTATCGCATCACTCAGTCTTACTCCTATACCTAATCCTTGGAAATCTGGTAGTACCACTGTTCGGTGTCCTCGGAATGCTTTCTTGAGTGTTCCACTTGGAAACGGTATTGCCGATGCAAATCCTACCACCACATCACCCCACCAACACAACCAATGCTTGGCAGAGGCATTTATATCCTCGGTCAAATAATGATGGTCTTTGAACATTGACCACGCACCGACCCCACATGGAATGATGTCAAGTTTGATTTCGGGTCTCCTAGTTGGTCGATGAAGTGACCCCCTATAGGTGAGTTCCCCAGTCGCAGTGTCATATATCCAGTCTGGTTCTAACCATTCTGCAATATCATAATGACACGATGAGAACACGACACCTTGTATGTCCTCTTTACGAATATGTTTTGCCACTGAGTGGGCACACGACTTGGCAACCGATCTGTTCACCACCGAGGTAAACTCATCAATCACCGCATTATCTACAAGTCTCCGTGATAGGTTTGCACGATACTGTTCACCTACCGATAGAATGCTGTAAGGTCTGAACCAAGTAGGAACTGAGTTTAGACCCACTGCCCCCATCAGAGTCATTGCCTCATCCTCATTATCAAAATGAGAAGCAATGCACTTACTGTCATCCCACTCTGGAAACTGTTCTTCTCCAAATCTCTTGAGTAGGGTTGACTTGCCACTACCCGATGCACCAACAATGAGTCCTATATTAAAAGAACCACATATGTCTGGCATATCGGGTACAGTGAACTCCGAGACTCCATCAAAGGAATACTCAAAGGCACGAGACAAAGATTTTGTAATCTCATCCTGTTGTACTGGTGGATGGGAAATCCTAGTCATCCCACTCCCCAAATATTTGCGGTGCTTGTTCCCTTGCGATTTCCATGTCATACTCTCTTGGATAATGTTTCAGACAAGCATACGCACGTTTGCGAACCTCACTAGGAACTCTTGGAGTTACCTTGGGGTTCAGCAAGTCGATTAGGAATTTTTGGGTGCGTTCTACTGCTTGTCTGCGTTCATTGGGCATGGTCATATTTATATGAACTCCACATTTGCCATACATTCGGTCAGACAAGCAACAAGGTTTAGTTCGTGGTCTGCAACAAATGCATTCTTGTACTGGTAGTCTGCAAGAATCAATACCAGTTGCGGAATCGATTGGGGTTGCACCTTACCTTCCATTGAATCATAGATGCCACGGAAGATTGCAGATGGTTCGGTATCCATATTGTTCACGACCCATGACCGCATCTTCTTGAAGTCTTTGATCTTTAGTGATTGAAAAAGGTTGTTATAGTTACCATTACTATCATTAATGAGTACCGATGTTTCCAACTTACCAGAGATGGAATGTCGTTGTGCCTCGTTGAGCACTCGTCTCCAGTCTGGTGCGTGTTTACCAATTAGTCCTGCAATCACATCATTGTTATACTTGACACCCTCACCATCTAGAATGATTTGCAGTCGAGTCATAAACTCACCACAGAGTTGTGCCATTTGTTTCTTGGAGGTGTTGAACTCGTACACACCACATCGGGAGTGTAGAGGTTCGATGACCTTGTTCTTGAAGTTACAGGTCAGAATGAATCGACAGTTCTGAGAGAACTCTTCGATAAATCCACGCAATGCAGGTTGAGTGGATTGTGCATTTAGGTAGTCTGCCTCATCCAAGATGACTACTTTGTAACCACCAGAGAGAGAGACGGATGAGGCAAACTGTTTGATCTTCCCACGCAGGGTATCGATGTTCCCTTCTTCCGAACCGTTGATGACAATATAGTCAAGACCAAGTTCATCACAGATCGCACGAGCAATAGTAGTTTTACCAGTGCCAGCGGTACCAGTGAACATCATGTTAGGGACTTCACCTGAATCAACAATCTTCTGGAATGTATCTTTCAGGTCTTGGGGCAGTACGGTTGTACCGATCAGTCGAGGTCGATACTTCTCGACCCAGAGGAATTCGTTAGACATATAGTCTCCATAATATTAAAGTGTTTCGTAAGTTGTACATTGTACATTATATGAAACAAAAAGTCAAGAAAAAAAAGAGGGTGTTTCCACCCCCCAAACTGTCTAATCGACAGACTGCTCAGACTGATACTCCTCACAGATTTGAATGATCTGGACTGCTTGATCTCTCAATTGACCGATTGTAGTAAGTTCTTCTCCTTTGAACCCACCTCGTTGTACAACAGTATCAATTACTGCCACTGTTGATCTAGAGACCCGATTACCCAATTCGTAAATTGGTGAGTGATCTCGTTCTGCTTTCTTTGCTTCTGCCATCTCATTATGCTCCGTATGTAGATGATTTTTCAAGTGCAATATAATACTCTATTGCGGATTGTTGAGACTTGAACTGAGAGATCAACTTCTTAGAGATGTTCACAGCAAAGTCCTCGTTTATTACTTTCAGGTTACTCACATTCATAATGAAGTTGAAATCAACTCCTTCTGGATACTCACCTTCCACATCAATAGAGAATGCATTACTTGTCGCATCCTTACTGTCGATGACAGATAGTCGGATCGCACCAGTGGTTGGGGTGATAGAAATCTCATCGTGCCCAAGTGCCGCTGCCGCTCTCTTGACTTTACCCAAAGTATCTGTATCTAGTACAAAATTAACTTCGGCAGATGGCATAACAATATCCTTACCGGGACTGGTAAGCATCTCTGGATCAGAGAAGAAGTACTTGACCGATGACCGACCAGTAGAATCTCCGACAGTCACATAGTCTTTCTCAAATGTGAGTCGAGGTGAATCCACCAAGGACAGAACATTCAGAAACTCTGTTAGGTCATAGATGCCAAATGATGCAGGAAACTCTTCGGGGAGTTCTGCGGTTGATAAAACATTTCGTGCAACCGAAATGGTCTTTACTGTGTTCCCTTCATTGATAACAATGTTAGGATTGATTGTAGCATAGTTCTTGAGAACTTGCATTGTAGTATCGGATAGTTCCATAATATATCACTCTCTTTTTAAATTTGTAAACGGTATAATAACATACGACTCAATTAAAGTCAAGACTTTATTTTACTAAAGTTCTTTTCTTTTACGAACTCGATTTTGCGGTGGAACTGTGCATCTTCGAGTTCACTCTTGTGAGAGATCACAAACACATTTGTATCCTCACCTAGTGTAGAGATAATCTTCATCAGATTTTCAATACCTTCTTCATCCAGAGACGAGTCGAATGTCTCATCTAGAATCAGTAGATTGGTTGCCACACTATTCTTCATCTTTGCAATCTGTCTCCAAGTAAATAGTAGGGACAGGTCAATCCGTTGTTTCTCACCCTCAGAGAATGAGTCATACGAAAATGCATCACGATGTCTGGATCGGATAGTCTCTTGGAAAGACTCATCCAGATCAAAGTGTACAAAGAAATCTAGAATCTGTAGGTACTTGTTGGTCAACTGATTGATGACAGGCAAGTACTGTTTAATAATCTTGGTCTTGATACCAGTGTCTTTGAGTAACTCTGCATACACTTGGTTATACGAATTTTGTTCTGCCAGTTTGTACTTGGTCTCCTGCAACTCTTCCTTCTTCTCACGCAATTCTTCTAGTGCAGAGTTTGCTTCTGACAGATCACCACTCTCATTATCAATACGAGAAATCTCTTCATTCAGTTTGTCGATGTTTCGATTGATACTCATAATCTCTTGATTGTTAGCATCAACCTTAGACTGCCAGTTGCGAATGTGATCCTGTTGTCTGCTGAGTCCTTCGATGACCTCATTCAAAGAATCAGACTGAACCTTATGCATATCCAGTGCGTTAGATATGGTCGTTGCCTTAGTCTTACACTTACCCAGATGATACTCTTTGAGTTTGGAATCAATCTCTTGATCACAGGTAGGACACTTGTCATTCTCTTCAAAGAACTTTGCCTGTTTGACAACATCCTTTTGTTGGGCACGAAACCCAGCGGCAAACTCATTCAGGTCTTGTAGTTTCTTCTGATTAGAAACAATCTCAGTGGTGACCGACTTTGACTCTGCCACATCCAAACTGACCTTGGCATTTGCCTCATTGAGTTCACGGATTTCACCTTGTAGGGTCTTGATGTTTGCCAGTTTCTCGTTCTTCTGGTATGCAGTGATCTCACTCAGATCACGCAGATACTTCTTCTGTGCATTGATCTTGGTATCAACCAGATTCAAACTGTGACCATTGGTCTGGATTGCTTCCTTGAGTAGTCCGTTCATCTTAGAGAACATATTGATGTCAAGTAAATCTTCGATCACCTCTCGTCTAGAACCTCCTGCCAACTGCATGAATGGCACAAACGAACTAGAACCCAGTACCACGATCTGGTGGAAAGATTTGTGATTCAGTTTGATGATATTCTTCTCAAGCATCGACTGGTATTCTTTGGCATGGGAATCTTGATTCACCATATTACCATTGACCCATATCTCAAACTTGTTAGGTTTGATGCCACGGATAACCTTGTACGACTGCTTACCAATATCGAACTCAACCTCCACCAATGCACCCTTACCATTGATAGTATTGATCAACTGGTTCTTAGATATTTTCCGATGGGGTTTGCCAAATAGACCAAACGATAGAGCATCCAACATGGTAGACTTCCCTGCACCATTGTGTCCTACCACTAGGGTAGTCGGAGTTTCATCGAAATTGATCTTCGTAAAATTGTTTCCTGTAGACAGGAAGTTTTTGAATTTTAAAGTCTTGAAATTTATCATTGGGGTATAGTACCACACTCATCACATAATGTCAAATTTATTTTTCGGTCATACCGCACCAACTACATTCTTGCCCTTTGCCGATTCTCATCGAACTTGCTTCGGCAGTGCAATAATGATCCCACATATCACTTTCACTGGTACCATTGAATTTCTCTTTTAATCTCTGGATACTCTTCTTGGTAGGAATGCCATGAAAGTCCATCAACTCTTCCTCATCCTCCCAACCATCAGTCAAGTCCTCACCATATCGACCACGGTCTCTATTACCGTCACCGTTCAGTTCGGTCATGTCCTGCTGTTTGTGTTTCTGGTTCTTACCAAAGATAGCATCCCAATTATCCTCGTACTGCTTCCTATCAGTAATAGGTCTTGGGTTATCACCCTTACCACCATCACTCATTACACAATCTCCATACTCTGTGCTTCTTTCATCAAGTGAGACACCTCTACCTTGATTCGATCTTTATCTAGGTCAGTCACAACATTGTCAATATAGTCGTATACCAATGTCTCGGTATCGTCAACCGATATGTTGTCATCACCTACATTGGCACCAATGAACTCTGCAAAGTCCTCGGCAATCTTGAGTTCGTGAATCTTCTGTGCCTGTACCCGATCAATGAATCGTTCAAACTCATAGGGGTCACCTTTGTTGGTAACGATAACCTTGACGAACTTATTGTCCAGATACTTGAGGTCTTTGAACTTATTCATGTTCTCGTGATCGTAATAAATCTTCTCATAGATCGTTATAGGATTTCGCACTGCTTCTAGTTCTCTTGTTTTGGTATCAAGAACATGGAAGTGTTTGGGATCACCACAATCATTCCAGAAGAACTCCATCTGACTACCCAGATAATGAATGTTGTCCATACTAGACTTGGCATGGAAGTGACCAGTCAGAACCATCTCGAATCGATCAAAATGTTTCTTACTCATACCATCCATACACACTTGACCTCGTGCCATCTCGAACCCTTGCAGTTCAAGGTGTGCTCCTACGATGTCTGCCTTACAGTTGGCAAGAAAGTCTAGGGTAGCACTCTCGTTCTCTGGATTAATCCAAGGTATCAAGGCAACATCTAAACTGTCATACTTCACCACTGTTGGTTCCATAATAAGGTTCACCTCATTCATATAGTGACCTTGGAGTTCTTTCAGTGCATTCAGTTCATTGGTGTTCTTATAGTACACATCGTGATTTCCCGGTATGATGTCCATAGTAATCCCATGCTTACGCATAGGTTCTAGGAATATCTTACGATTATGTTGCAGTGCCTTGAAGTTGATAGTCTTTCGATTATCGTAGTAGTCTCCAAGGTGGATGATATGTTTTATATCATTCTCTAACAGATAGGGAAAGAATACATCCCTATAGAATTGCTCTTGGTAGTCCATAAAAATATCAGACGAGTTTCGACACCCTGCATGGGTATCGTTGAGTATTGCCACTTTCATAGTTTAACCTTCTTCTGCTTTAGATGCCTTTACCATCTTCATTGCTTCTGCCATAGGAATTTTTCCTGCACTCGCATTCTGCAACTTGATTGCTTTCCTACGCAGTAACTTCATTTCACTTTTGCGTTGTTTTGCTTTATCCATCATTATACACCATCTCTCAAAATTAGTCAACTAAAAAATCGGTTAAATCGGAATCTACTTTGACAGTTCGTCTCTTCCGTTCTTTCTTTACAATCTCTTTCCACTCAAGGTCTTTGTCTTTCACATCATCAATTCGCATACGCAGTTGATCGACAACAGCATTGGCATACTGCTCTACATCTCTATCCCCATTAGGATTATCAATGAACAGATCAACACTTGCCTGTTCCATATAACGCATCTTGATGTCTTGTTGCTTCTTCTCTTTCTCAATCCTACGGAGGAATGCGAACCAAGAAATCTGTGTGAAGTAGGCAAAGGCATTTGGTTTACCAGTACGAGTTGCCGCCTCTAGGTTATAGTTCTCGATTGCCTTGAGACAGTTCTCTACCGCATCCATCACCATTTCTTCACGATAAGTGTACCGCACAAAGTTAGACTTGTGGGATAGACCCTCGCATATCTTGAGAAAACACATGGCAATATAATCGGGTACCTTGGGTAGATCACGAACCCTAGCATCCCTTGCCTTATTCAAGTCAGTAACATAATCTACTACTGCTTGGGAGAACTGTGCATTATTCACATAATGCGGTTTGTCTTTCGGTTTAATTTTCGTTGCCATTATCTAATTCCTAGTTTTTTTCTTAGTTCACTACTTGCAAATTTGTGATGTCTCTTATTATAAAACATTTGGATATAATTGTCAAGACAATAATCCTTTCCAGTGAAATCTTTTTCCTTATACTCCTCACCAATGATACGCACATCAAAGTCAAGTAGTTGCATCAAGTCCAGTAAATCTTCTTCTGTCTCATAGGGTATAACTTGATCTACCCATTGACAGGCATCAACTTGTATATATCTTTCAGTTACCGATTGGATAGGTTTATTCTTTTCGGGTCGGTCTATGGTCGGATCAGTCTGCAACCCCACTATAAGGTAGTCACAGACAGTCCTTGCCTCCTCCAACATCTTCACATGACCCGCATGAAACAGATCAAATGCTGAACAGGTGAATCCGATTTTATTTAAATTTTCACTTGACAAAAGTTGTTTCTCACTGTATAATAAACTTAATGTTTGGGGAGAGGTGAATACCTAGTGTAATGTCCTCTTGCTATCCAAGTCGATCACATTACTAGCACCTGAATCTGTCAACCCCATCCTATCCATATATTCTTCGATCTTATCAGCGGCAGACCTAACCCTCTCTCCCATCTTTTCTACTGCCGTTGCACCATATTTGTCTTGATGCTCTTTCTCCCTCGCATCATACATTTCTTGCATATCAGCAGTTGCCTCTTGCCACTGTACGATTAGAGATTCTGTCGGAAACCCCATCCCAACAACATGAGTAGAATTAATAATGAGCAAATCCTCATTACTTTCTTGGTAAACCATCCAAGGTCTAAACGCATAGTATTTCATTCCATCGGGATTCTCCATCATAATGAGTCTCATTGCTTTTCTTACTAGAATCTCAAAGTCCTCACCCTCTGCCCACTGAACTACTTCGCAGAGAATCTCTTCCCCACTTGCTAATTTTAACTGCCGTATGTCGTTGTCCATTCTACCGTTTATCATCTCCATATTCTAAATCCTTTTCTATTTCAAGTTAATTTGATGTATCTTGTAAGGAAACTGCTCCTTAGTATATATCTTTATTCTTTCGGCACTATGTCGCAATGTAAAGTTCTTGTGTGACTTGATATGCATATCATCCGCAATATCGTATAACTTGGTCACAGAACCATCGTCAGACTGCCTCAATCCTCTTCCTATCGACTGTAGTACTTTAACCTGACTCTTACTAGGGGATGCGAATACTATATTATGAAGATTCCTAATATTAATACCAGTGCTGAAAGTGCCCAAACTAGCAACAATAATTGCATTTTTCTGTTTCTCCACTATGCCACGAATTTGCTCTCGGTCTGTGGCATCCACTTCTCCAGACACATAGAATATCTTTCTATCTTCTCCTGCCTTGTCTCTCATCATATCAACCAGAACCTTACCGTGTTTCTCTACAAACTGAAACAGAACCAGAGTATTACCTTTCTGATCTAGGGTGAGGTTGGTAATCAACTTATTGCGTTTCTCGTTAGTTACCAGATAATCCATCTCTTCTTGGTAGGTCTTGCCCTGCATCATATGACACACATCATTGTGGTAACGCAGTAAGAGAACATCAATATCAATCTTTGCGAGTGTACCCTTTTCCTGTAGGTCACGAGTCTGAGTCACTCGGTAGGTGGGCCCAAACAGACCTTCGAGTACCAATTTGTTTGTCTCGGTACCATCTAAAGTACCAGTAGTACCAAATCTATATGGTGCTTTTGTACACTTATTCATAATACCAGACAGAGACTTTGCCTTGAATAGATGAACCTCGTCACCGAACACACAACCAAACTGCTCGAACCACTCTTTCGGAAACTTGTATATGGACTGCCATGTAGAGATTACGATCTGCTTGTCAGTCACCTTCTCTTTACCAGAATATATCTTGTGGCATAGTTCTGGATCGTATCCGTAGTCCTCGAAATCTTTGTGCATCTGTTCTACCAGACTTGTTGTCGGAACAACA